TCCTCAGGCATAGGGCAAATCGTAACAGCATCCATCTATACTACGGTAAGAGAAATGGATGTAAAGGTAACAAGATCAATCGTAGACGAAGGAAGCTGGTAATGAAAAACATTTTATTTATACTAACGCAAGAGGACGAAGACGGCACTACGGTAATCGGTGTATATGAAACTCGATTAAAAGCCGAGGAAGAAAGAAACGCCATTATCCGTGACTACTGGGATATTCCTGAAGAAGAAGTACCTGATGCATTCCTAGAAGACGAAGTAAGCGATTCGGTAACCTATGATATTGTTGCGAGAGAATTGCAGTAATGGATAGAAAAGACTGGTTTTGGACTGTGGTGGTGTGGGGAATTGCGCTGTGGATTATTGTGTATATTTGGTAGTTATCGCTCTTCCCGTTATTTCGAGTGATTCGTAAACACAAGCAAATTTGATATGACGCCAGCCGAGAAACCCACCCCAAAAATATCGCTTGCCTTTAATTGCAATTCCGTGGTATAATTACATTATACCGATTAGAAATGGAGTGTATTATGAGTCGAATGAGTGAGCTGTATATGGAAATCGAGGAAATGCTGGATGCCCACAGCAAACCCCACAACTGGCTGTCCACTGAGGAAATCGCTGATCAGCTGGGTATCCCCCTTTCTATGGTGGGAGCAGTAGTAGAACAACGATGGGCTGACCGTATAGAAGGAGTATCACTATGAAGCGCACTCTAGTAGCACTCACTATGGTGGCTCTATCCACTGGGGCACTGGCTGACAATAGCAATCTTTCGCACAACAACGGATACGCTGGTGGTGGACCACTGCTTGCTACTATTGCTGCTGGTGCTCTAATAGGATACATTGCTGGCCAACGACCTATGTATGTATCCGAGCCATCATATATCCCAGTGACTAATCAGCCTGTTACGAATATGCCCTTTAGTGGTGTTCGTTGCGAGTTAAGTAGCCAGATGATCAATGGCCAATTAGTACAAGGACAACTATGCCGATAGAACTAAGAGCATTTAGGGAAACCACCAAGGATTGGACAGTTAAACAGGCTAACCATACCTATATCCTCTCTAAGGATAAGCAGTGGATGTACGGATATATTCCTGCAGGTCAGCCAGCAAAAGCAGTTAGAATGTTAAAGAACAGGATTCAGTTTAGTGCAAGATATCGCACCTTTACTGAAATTAAAGGTTAAGGTAAGATTATACTATAAAGATGAATTAAAAGCAACAACTATAGTTTGAAAAACAGGTATAAGGACACGGGACTCCTACAGGGGAACCGCAAAGCGACAAGCCAAAAGGAAACTTTATTGTCTCTGTCTCTTATAAATTCTCTATACCCTAAGCGATTTGGTTTCAATCGTCTTTTAAAAATCGCCCTATATTTTTTTGTCGAAAAGGTTGCATATTATGGAACAATTTAAACGAGATTTGGTGTTGGCAGTTCGGGAGTTATTGGATCGTCACTGGGATGTCTATGAAATAGCGTCTAAGATAAAGATTGATCCACAGTTAGTTCAAGCAATAATTGATTCATTAACATAAAGGTACACTATGAATGAAATTGGTGAGTTTGTCGGTGCATTCTTTAAGGGGTGCATGGTGTGTTGTGCAGCTTTATTCGGTGGATTAACGATATTGTCTGCAGTTTTTCTTATGGGTGACATGTTTTTACTGTCTATAGGGCTGTTTTTTGTGTTTGCTCTCTTGGCTAGTATAAGATTGCCAGGATTCTAATGAAAATTTTCATTTGGGTGATGATTTTCTTGGTATCACAGTTGGTTATTGGGCTTATTGTAACTCTTTGTATTAAAAAATGGGGTGTTTACGGATGAAATTTGACTATATTTTCTGCATTGTTATCGTTTGCTTGTTATTTTTACACTTAACAGGTTGCACGACCTACACGAATGTAGGTAATACAACTGTTATTGAGGAAAATCGTGTGTATTATCCCTACACCTCGATCCGTGATCCCAATAACCCTTACAAAAGGATACGCTAAATGGAATCTTGCAAGAAAAATTTGCCCACAGCTGAAAATCTTGGTAAAATACAGTGTCGGGTTTCAGAAGAGATCATTAGAATACACGAAATAGCAAGAGATCTGACTCTTGTTGATGCCGAACTCTCTTTCAATGTAAGACTGATAGCTGATGCAATGGCAAAAGCTGGTAATATTCTCTATCAATACCAACAACTAAAGGACTCTGAATGAATACTGAAGAAAAAATCCCCGATCAAGAAAATCCAGAACTTACTACTGTGGAATACATCGATCCTCTTACTCGTTTAAAGCAAGAACGAGCCTTAAAAAAGGAAAAGAAAAAGGTAGTTAAGCAAATGACTCATAAATTTGGTGATGTAAAGCTGGCTAAAAAGATGGTTAAAACTGCCGTTAGGAAAATTGAGCGGACTCGTGCTGCTGGGCGAGGTCGATAGTGCTTTATGAACGATTTATTAAAACCTACCTTTGATTGGATTCGTGATGATTATACTAGTAATCGCTTTCGTTTCTTTGTCGAGCTTCTTGCTTGGGCTGTGTCTATCGGGTGTTCACTCACCATGGCAATTACTGTCCCCAATCCTCCGTTACTGGCTCTATATCCTGTGTGGATCAGTGGTTGTGCTATGTATGCTTGGGCTAGTTATACTAGGAAATCGTTTGGGATGCTTGCTAACTATCTCCTGTTGACCTCGATCGACACTATTGGACTTGCAAGAATGTTGTTGTCTTAAAATACCTTTCTATGGTATAATAGTCTTATATGATTAGGAGTTATTATGAAAATTGCAATCTGTTCCGATGTCCATCTGGAGTTCGGTCAACTAAATCTCGAGAACGCAGGTAATGCTGAAGTTCTTATTCTATCTGGCGATATTTGCACTGCTGTTGACCTTAGGGTTACCGATAGTATTTTATCTAGTGCTAAAACTGATCGTTATCTTGATTTCTTTCATGCTTGTAGTCGTAACTTTCCTCATGTGGTTTATGTTATGGGTAATCACGAGCATTACCATGGTGATTTTGCTACTTCTGCAGGTATTCTAAAAGATGCCATGAAACAATGTGGTGATAATATTCACTTTCTTGACAAAGAAGTCTGGGAACACCAAGACCATGTCTTTATCGGTGGCACTCTTTGGACTGATATGAATGGTGAAGACGAAATGACTATGAATCATGTTCAGCGTCGTATGAATGACTTTCAGATTTGCAAGAACAGTAATCGTGAAGTTAATTTCAGAACACAGGAACCAACTCTTGACGAGAATGGTGACCACAAGAAAGATGCTGAAGGTAAGCCAATGTATCATGCAGTCTTTAAGACTCGTGAAGCATACTTATCTCCATCAGATGCAGTGGTTGATCATAAAGCCATGTTGAAGTTTATTGAAGATGCATACAATGATATTCCTCCATGGAAGACTGTTGTAGTTTGTACTCACCATGCTCCAAGCAAAGGTTCTGAACATCCTCGTTACAAGCATGATGCTTTGATGAATGGTGCATACAATTCTCAGTTGGATCAGTTTATTATGGATCGCCCAGGAATTAAATTGTGGACTCATGGTCATACTCATGAAGACTTTGACTATATGATTAAAGGTTGTCGTGTTGTTTGTAATCCTCGTGGTTACATCAACTATGAAGATCGTGCGGATCGATTTGAACTAAAGGTAGTTGAAGTATGATTGCCGAACAGAAATATGTTAGGGATGTTACATTTAACTGTGACAACCTAACATTGTGGGAAGGAATATTTCTCAAGACTATTGTTGAGGCATTCCAAAAAGGTAAGCAGGTAAAAATTGAAACCGATGAAGATTTTGAAAAGAGAATGAAGCATGAGTGATTACAGACCAGACAAGTGGGTGATTGTTAAAATCACCTCTGACAAACATCCACCCATCCATAAGGTTTTTGCCTGTTGGTATGGTGGCTATGCTGGTTCAGATTCTTGGAAACTTAACAGCGGAATCACAAGGGCATACGAAGAAGGGTTATGTATAATGTTTGACGGCAGTAGCGGTTCAACTTATGCATGCCATCGATCCTACTATGGGACTAATGCGTATGGCGGTGGTGTTCTTCAAAACATGATTGCCAATGCAGCGAAAAATGCAATAAAGATTGAAATTTTACCTGAAGAAACAAATTGGTTGGAGATTAACTATGAATAAGACATGGACAGTTGAAGTGCAAGAAAATGAAGATGGTGAATTATTCATCGAACTAAACGATGAGATTCTAGAAGGTTCTGGGTTTAAAGTTGGTGACGATGTCGTTTGGTCTGATCGTGGAGATGGTAGTTGGAGTTTAACCAAGTCCGATAAAGTTTGGGTTATGGTTGAATGTATTCAACAATATCGTATGCGCTACATGGTTCAAGCACCAGCTACTAATCCTGAATATGCGCTTGATGATGTTACTATGCAAGACGCAAAAGAATTCTCTCAGTTGGATATTGGTGAGACGATTGTTTCGCATCGTGTTATGAATACAGAAGAAGCGTTGAAACTATGTCGTGAAGATAACGACTATTGCTCTAGTTGGGATGATGAACATATGATTAAATCATTTTTTACAAAAGAAGGTGAAGGTAACGGACTATGACAAAATATACATTAATTTCTGAACATAAAGATTTGTTTACAGGTAAAACTTTAACTAAAAATACTACGGAATTTGAAGTTGATGGTTTGATGGATGTGCTTGAAAATGTTGAAATGTTCCTTAAGGGAACTGGATTCATTTTTGATGGATATCTCGACATTGTTCCACCAGAAGAAGATACTATTCAAAATGATATGGGTGATTCCGAATTCCAGTTTTCTCCCATGCAAGATATGCCTTTTCCTGAATATCAATCTACTGTTACGGTTAATCGTGGTGATGATACCATCACTCTGTCGGATATGGAAAACCATAGTAAATTTTATTTTGATACCGAAAGGAACAAATAATGGGAATGCCTTTAGATGTTCAGTTGTTTCTCTCCGCTTGTGATCAAAAACCTAGCCAAGAGAATGTTTCTTTGTATGGTAATTTGATTACTGAAGAATACAAAGAGTTTATCGAAGCCATCAACAATAATGATGAAATCGAAGCACTAGATGCTTGCATGGATATGATTTGGGTCATTCTCGGTTTTTGTGCCATGAAGGGCTATAATATTGGTGGCGCATGGGATGAAGTTGTAAGAACTAACATGGCGAAAGTTGACCCATTGACTGGTAAAGTGCGTCGTCGTGAAGATGGTAAAATTCTTAAACCTGAGGGTTGGTTACCTCCTAACATGAGTAAATTTATAAAATGATTGAATGTCTAATTGTAGGCGATAGTATTGGTGTTGGTATTTCTAATGTTCGACCAGAGTGTGTTGCATATGTTAAGGGTGGTATCAACTCACATCAGTGGCTGAATAAAAATATTCAGAAAACACCACTGGTCGCTAGTCGTGTAATTATTTCTCTTGGATCTAACGACCATCAGTATATTAAAACAGAAGAAGAACTGCGAACACTTCGGAAATTAACAAATGCTCAGGTAGTTTACTGGGTAATGCCAAGCGATAAGTTTCCAAAAGCGCAGTCAGCAGTATGGCATGTGGCAAACGAAAACAACGATATTATTCTTGGAACTAAACGATATCAAGTGGATGGCGTTCATCCATCTTGGGCTGGATATAAAGAAATTGCTGAAGCATCAAAATGATTACATTATACTTAGACATGGATGGCGTCCTTGCTGATTTCAACAAAGAATATGCCAAATATGACCCATTGAAAGAAGATCGAAAGAAATTTCAATCAGCTGTTATGGAGCATCGCATTTTTGAGAAATTAGACTTCATGTCTGATACTCAAGAATTATTGAATCATGTTTCAAAACTAAAAGGAATCAAAATCGAGATTCTTACCTCTATGGGAACTTTTCGAACAGAACAAGGTGAAGCTGCAAAACACCAAAAATTAAAATGGTTGGAAGATAAGAACATTCCATATCACGCAAACTTTTCTAGAAGTAAAGAAGAGAAAGCCAAATGGGCATCCCCAACTTCTATTTTGATTGATGATTCTGTTGGATGTGTCAGTCCCTTTGTTGAGGCAGGTGGTCATGGTATTCTGCATGTGAACGCATCAGATACCATCCGTATGTTAGACTCAGTTTTATCTACATTAAAATGATTGTATTAGACGATGTAGTTCCGCAAAACATTCAAGACGATATCGAAGCGTTAATGCTTGGAAATCGGTTTCCGTGGTATTACAATGTCGATATGGAATATGATTTTGAAGGTTACGATTTACCAAGCATGGTTGCGTCCACTGGATTCAATCATGCTTTTTTTATGGATGGTAAACAGATCTCTCCGTTTCTAACTAAAGTATATCCTGTATTGACAGAAGTTCTTGCTTCTCAATCTATGAAGTTGAAAAAGTTTCTTAGGTGCAAAGCAAATTTAACAGCACCTAAGTTTCCATTCGATGAAACTACGCATAATATACCTCATATAGATCAAATCGAGCAACACCATGTTTTGTTGTATTATGTAAACGATTCTGATGGTGATACTGTGCTCTTCAACGAAACTTATAAAAAAGGTTTTAAGAAACCAACAATTTACAAGAAAGTTTCTCCTAAAAAAGGTAGAGTTGTCTTATTTGATGGAATGCGGTATCATTGTGCTTCTAACCCAATCAACTCAGATGTAAGAGTTATCATTAACTACAATTTTACACTATGAATATATTTTATCTTGATAATGATGTAACTACCTGTGCAGAAATGCATGTCGATAAACACTGCGTAAAGATGATCCTTGAATATGCACAATTACTTTCTACTGCCCACCGCTATCTTGACGGTATCCTTTCTGTTGGTCTATCTAAGTCTGGTCGCAAACAACAGCGTTATGTTCTCTCCGATGATCGTGAGCATATACTGTATAGTGCTACTCATATTAACCATCCCTCTGCTATTTGGGTAAGACAGTCTGAACAAAATTATCGTTGGTTGTTTAGTTTGTTTTGTGAGTTGCTTAAAGAATACACATATCGTTATGGTAAATTGCATGCCTGTGAACGACTGGTGACAACTCTTGGTCGTCCACCAAAAAATATTGATATGGATAAACCTTTCACTGAACCAACTCCAGCAATGCCTGATCACTATAAAGTTGCTGGCGATTCTATCCAGTCTTATAAGAACTATTACCTTGGAGATAAGACTCGTATGTTCTCGTGGAAAAATCGCCAAACTCCGTCTTGGATTAACTAAATACAGTTAGAAGGAGTTACAATGCCGACATATTTAATGAAAAACACCGAGACTGGTGAGATTTTTGAAATCAACTGTAGAATGTCCGAGTACGATCAGTACAAACTGGACAACCCCACCCACCAAAGACATTACGATGGACATGCGCCAGCTTTTGGTGATCCTGTTAGACTAGGTGTCCGCAAAATGGATACTGGATTCAAGGAGGTATTACAAAAGATTAAAGAGAAAACTACCTACGCAGATTTCGACAAAACATCATCTCAAATTTAAGGAAATCCTCAATGGCTCGTAAAACGGCACTAGCAATAGTGGAAAAAGATAATAATGAAATTCGTGAGTCAAAACCAGTTGCCAGTAATCAGTTAAAATTAAGATTAGATAATCTAAAAACCTTTCAACCATTAACTGCTAATCAAAAATTATTTTATGATGCATATAAACAGGGTGACTATTTCATAGCACTACATGGTGTTGCAGGAACAGGTAAAACCTTCATTGCTCTATATAAGGCAATCGAAGAAGTCCTAGATAAAAATAATCCATTTAATAAAATTATTGTAGTTCGTTCTGCAGTACAATCTCGTGAAATGGGACATCTTCCAGGAGATGTCGGTGAGAAAATGGAAATCTATGAACAACCATATCGTCAGATCTGCCATCAGTTTTTTGATAGAAAAGATGCATGGGATCGTTTAGAAGAACAAGGTTATATTCAGTTTATCTCTACCTCGTTTATTCGTGGTATGTCTTTTGATAATGCTATTATTATTGTTGATGAAATGCAGAATTTGACATATGAAGAAATCGACACAGTTATGACTCGTGTTGGCCACATGTCTAAGATTATTTGGTGCGGAGACTACCGCCAAACAGATCTAAATAAAAGAAAGAATGATGTCACTGGTATTCTTAAATTCTTCGATATCGCCCAACATATGAAGGCATTTACTCGAATTGAATTTACTGTTGATGATATTGTTCGTTCATCCCTAGTCAAGGATTATATTTTGGCTAAACTCAAATACGAAGATTACGAGGATAAAAAATGATTACAGGCGATCAATTTAAGCAGTTGTTCCCAAGAGCACAAGACCCAGATGGTTGGGCAGATGCTATGAATAATGTATTCCCAACCTACGACATTAGTACACCTCAACGAGTAGCATCATTTCTCGCACAGTGTGGGCACGAGTCTGGTGGTTGGACAGTATTTGAAGAGAATTTGAATTATTCAGCACAGGGATTAAATAGTATCTTTAAAAAGTATTTTCCAACTATTGAATCAGCAACACCCTACGCTCGTCATCCAGAAATGATTGCCAATAAGATCTATGCGAATCGTATGGGTAATGGTGGACCAGAATCAGGAGATGGATATAAGTATCGTGGTCGTGGACCAATTCAATTAACTGGAAGAGCAAATTACACGCAGTTCGCCAAAGATATGTTTGATGATTGGCAAAATGTGATTGATAATCCAGATTGGGTTACTGCAGATCGTGACTTCGCATTGATGTCTGCTATTTGGTTTTGGAACAAAAATGGTCTTAATGCACAGGCAGATAGCGGTGATATTAAGTTGATGACCAAAAAGATTAATGGTGGTTACATTGGTCTCGATGATCGTATTAAACATTACAATGAGTGTATTGACTTACTTACATAATGAAAAATTTTATTCGTCATGATATCCCTAAACTTGAACGCACTACCTTCTCCGATGGTTCGAGGTTATATAAAACCCCTTCGGGTCGAGCCTATCCCTCCGTTACCTCCGTCACGGGATTGTTGTCAAAACAATCGATCATCGAGTGGAGAAAAAGAGTCGGAGAAGCAGCAGCAAACGCAATCTCAACCAAAGCAGCAAACAGAGGTACAAGAATCCATACCCTCTGTGAATCATATCTACGCAGTGAACCTACTGAACCTGATATGTTCGACCAAGAGATATTTGGAAGCATATTACCCTACCTCAAACAAATAGATAATATTCATTGTCTAGAAACTCCACTATATTCTGATCATTTGCAAGTTGCTGGTACAGTTGACTGTATCGCAGAGTATAATGGTAAACTCTCTGTTATAGATTTTAAAACATCTAAGAGGATTAAAACATCAGATGAGATTGGTAATTACTTTATGCAGTGTTCTGCTTATGCAGTTGCGTTCGAGGAGAGGACTGGTATTCCAGTTGGTCGAATGGTAATTATTATGGCTATTGATAATGAAGATCCAATTATTTTTATTGAAAAACGAGATATTTGGATTGATGGGTTCAAAACTCTCCGAAACAAATACTTGCAACTTAAAGGAATTTAGTGCTTGCCTTTAATTCATAAATAGTGTATAATAATCTTAGGAATAGGAGAAATTATTATGAAAAAAGTCTTGATAGGTTTAGTGATGTTTGGAAGTTTATTTGCTGGCACTGCACAAGCGCAGCATCATCATGGCGGTGGCTACTACGGTGGCGGTCGTTGGGTTGGTCCAGCAATCATTGGTGGAATTATTGGATACGAATTAGGTCGTCCAAGATACTACTATCCGTATCCTCCCCCAGTTATATACGCACCTCCACCAGTTGTATATTCTCAACCTCCAATTTATGTTCAACCACAAAACCCACAGGTATGTGAGTTGCGCAGTGAAGTAGTAAATGGTCAGCTTGTTCAAGGACAATTCTGCCATAACTAAATTGTTGTAATTCCTTCAAAGAGAAGGTGTTCTGGACGGGAGTTCGATTCTCCCCACCTCCACCAGAAGTATATTGGGAGTTGTTCTAGCATAGCGTTGGTTATAACCAAACTTGCTTCCCAACATAAAAAGACTGCCTTGTCTGCAGCGGTCCAATATATTTCTGATGGGGGTGACTAGGTTTCGACAGGGCAAGATATCGGAGACGGCAACACAGTAGGCGATGACTGTAAATCAAGCAAATCTTGTAAATGCAAACGATAGCACTTACGCATTAGCAGCTTAAACACTGCTTAGGGTTTCGGTGGATTCCTCGTAACAGAATATCCACCACTAAATACTAGAGGGTTCCTGCTCAATCCCTTAAAAATTGAGCATTTTACACAAAGAGGATGTATTATGGACTTTGTATTGAATGTCTTGTTAAAAGACATATCGTACCTCTGGATGATATTTTTCATTATGATCACTGCTGGACTAGCAAAAGATTACCAACTTTTTGCCCCAGCATTTGCCTATGTAAGAAACACATTCCGTAGCAACAAGTTCGTTGTAGTGCTCCTAAGTGCGATTGGTGGAATATTACCAATCGAAGGTCGAGTCACTGTGTCAGCAGGTTTGCTTGACTCAGTAGCACCAAAAAATGGAAAGGGTCGTGAGAAACTAGGCATAGTTGATTACTTGAGTACGCACCACTATTATTTGTGGTCGCCAATCGAGAAAACAGTTATCCTACCTATCGCTGCTTTCGGACTATCTTATGGAGCATGGCTCGGTCTTATCGCACCACTGTTGATTGTTAGTATAGCATTTATTGCCTTGTATATTTGGACACAAGTCAAAGATGAAGAAATTTCAATCACTCCAGGAAACTTTAAACTTTCGGCTGTTCTTCGCAATATCATTCCTATGTTTATCGCTATTGGCGTATACATTTGGGCTGGTGGTGAGGGGCATGTTTTTGCAATCTTTGGATTGTTAACTCTATATTATGTTATCATCACACAACAATGGAACTACAAGAAATTGTTAGGCTATATTCGTTGGGATGTTTTGATTATGGTTGGAACTGTTATCATTCTTGGTAACTATTTCAAATCTCACAATAGTGCGTTTCTTGAAACAATAAAAACTGTTGGTCTTGACCCACATACTTTTGTTGGCATGGTTATGATTTCTGCTATTGGATTTGTCACTAGTTTCTTAATGGGTAGTTCTGGTAAATTTGTTGCAGTAGCTGTATTGATGGCTCAAGTCTTTGGAGTTGAGTATTTCTTATGGTTCTTCGCTATTGATTTTACTGGCTATTTGTTAAGTCCAACACACAAGTGTGTAATGGTGGGGCATAAGTATTTTAATACTCCTCTATCAACATACTATAAAGCACTTGGGGCTTGGGGAGCATTACTTCTTCTCGTCGCTGGTGTTGCTACTTTTTTAATTTAAAGGAAATTATATGAAGAAATTCATTTTAGTCGCAGGTTTGTTACTCTCTTCCGCTGTCATGGCTGAGAGTGGTGTTAATTTTGAGTTTGAGCGTGAGCGTGGTACAAAATCACCAAACACTATGGAAAACACTGTAAAGGTAGCACCATTTGTTAAGTTAGACAATGGTGTAAAGTTAGATCTACAATTCGGTGCTTCTCGTGCTGATGGTACTACTAATGGAAATAATAATCCATTGGAAAATAGTATCGAGGCTCGTGCACAGAAAATGTTTGATGTTGCTCCTAGTTTGAAATTGGGTGCTCGTGTTTCTGTTGGTGAGAAATTCAATGGTACAAATTCAGCAGGTAAAACTACTGACTTTGCATACTACACTGTTGAACCAAAAGCACAATATGCTTTGACTGATAAATTGTCTGCTTTGACTAGCTGGCGTTATCGCAATTCGTTTAGTGATACTGTAAATTATCAAACTCGTACTTGGAAAGCTGGTTTTGGTTATGCTGTAACTAAGCAAGATGAAGTTGAAGTTAAGTATTTGCGTAAGCGTGGCGATGATAATAGCAATGGCGTTGAACTTGCATACACTCGTTCATTTTAATTTGCCTTTTAATATAACTTAAAGTATAATTAAGTTAGAGTTGGTGGTCTCAGAAAAACCACCAAGATTAATCAAGTCTTTGCTCCATGTTAGCACCCGATAGCCGAAGTTATCTTGGACTAACTAAAGTGACGAAATTAATGCGTAAAGAGGTATATGACTAACTTTTTAAAGGAAATATCATGAAAGCACTTATCGCACTAGTAGCACTCTCGTTCGCTTCTTTAACCTTTGCTGCAGATGCACCAAAAGCTGATGCACCAAAAGCTGAAGCAAATTGCGTAACTAAGGATAAGAAGGGTAACTGCCCTCCCGCTCCGAAGTCTGAAAAGCCACACGCAAAGAAGGTAGAAAAGAAAGCTGATGCTCCAAAAGCAGAAACTAAGAAAGTTGATGCTCCAAAGGTAGAAGCAAAGAAATAATATTGCCTAAATAATATTAGTGGGTTGATGGATCCCAATAAAACCATCTTTTTTAACACACACACAAAGGAGAAAATTATGGCAAACCTTACGCCATTTGAAATCCGTCTTGAACTTCTCAAGATGGCGAAAGACATGCTTTCCGAGGAATACTACGGTAAGCGTGAAGTAATTAGCAACGACTGGCAAACGAAAGTCGAATCTGCTAAAATCAATGGTGGCACGATTCCTGATCATCCAGGATTCCCTGCTTACCCAGTAGAAGCTGATATCATTGCTAAGGCTCAAGTCTTAAATGGTTTCGTTTCAAATATCCCCCTAGATACTAAGACTACGAAAAAGTCCACCTGATAATGGGATGGGAAGGTGTGCATCCGCATACCTTTCTTCTACAATTAAGGAGATGTAATGCATAAGAAAATATTATATACAACACTAACAATACTATGCTTAATTATACTTGCACCAACAGTTGCCCTTCACGGCAAAGAATTAATTCCTCTGGATGGAATTGATTATTCTGATCTGACCCCATCGGCTAAAAAAGAAGTCGAATGCTTGGCAGACAACATATACTTTGAATCAGCCTACGAACCAAAAGATGGTAAGATTGCAGTTGGGTTGGTTACAATGAACAGAGTCAAAAGCGGTTTTGAAGATTCTGTTTGCGGAGTTGTAAAACAAAAAACAAAACAAACATGTCAGTTCTCTTGGTATTGTGAATCCAAGGCAAAGCTGACTGCATTATACAAAGAAAAATATTTGTCGGATAGGCAAAAAGAAGTGTATAATGAAGCTCAAGATGTAGCTGTTTATGTCTATATGAATTATGATACAATGCATGATAAAACAAAAGGTGCTCTCTTTTATCATGCAGACTATGTGAACCCAGGATGGCGTTTACAAAAGACAGTAACAATTGGAAGACACATTTTTTATAGACCTTAATGGGAGTTGTGATGGCGAATGGTATGATGCAAAAATTGAATTTAGATTTTCTTAAAGAAGGTGATAAGTCCACTCACGGATTCTTCTTGCTTATGGAAGAAGTTTCTCTCTCTTCTGTTAAGCCATTAGTTGAGTGGATATTAGAGTCCAACTTTAGCCCAGAGACGCCAGAGTTACTAAACCTCATCATCTGCAGTCCAGGTGGTGATTTGAATGCTGCGTTTGCTGTTATTGATACAATGCGTGGTTCTTCGATTCCAATCCGTACAATTGGTTTGGGTCAAGTATCTTCAGCTGGTCTATTGATATTTGCTTCTGGTACAAAGGGACAACGAATCCTTACACCAAACACTTCTATTCTCTCCCACCAGTATTCTTGGGGTGCGTTTGGTAAGGAACACGAATTATTCGCAACAGTTAAGGAATTCGACTTAACTACAAAACGAATGATCGCTCACTACAAGAAAGTTACTGGACTAACTGAACAAAAAATTAGAGAAACATTACTTCCACCGCAAGACATTTGGTTGTCTGCTCAGGAAGCTCAAAAACTTGGACTATGTGATTTAGTAAAGGATTTGAAATGATTAAGTGGTTGAAGTATTCAGGGGTATGGTTTACTTTCGCAGTAAACCCTTATCACTGGAGACTTAATTTTGAAGCACATACTAGCCCAAGTGACCTGGATCCAGCAATGCGATTAATCGTCGTAACTGTTGGTCCACTAACAATAAGGATAGTTATCGATGATGGATCTTATTAACAAAATAAAAGGATTATTTACTATGACTGAAAGAAACTTATTTGTGATTTGTGCTACTCTCGTTTTGATGACAGCTATTGGTTCTATTGCATTTTATAACTTGCAAAAAGACCGACTCATGTCTGCGAATATCGAGAACGGAATTGTAAAAGGTGTTGACCCGATTGCAATTAAATGTGCATATGACTCGAATGGAACTATGTGTATGGTCTATGCTGCAACTAAGCATAATGACCCCTCTCCGATCAAGAAGTAGTGTAAAAACAACGACTTACGGATAACCCTACTTTTTGTAGGGTTTTTCACAGAAATTGCTTGCCTTTAATTCTGATCTATGGTATAATAACTATTATATGATTGAGAAAGGTGATGAGATGACTACGATTTTTAAGACCAAGTCCCAACTTCGTGTTGAAACTGAAAATGCAGTAAAACGATTCATAAAGTCTGGTGGTTCAGTTGAGGTTGTAAAACCAAGAAAAGCACCCAAACAATATATGCGTGGCAAAACCACTCGTGTCGGTTCTACAGGAACATCTGGTTTTGCAACTGGATATCCAAAAAGAAGTACTGTTATTTAAACTACGGAGATTATACGATGGAACTTAGCAAACAAGAATACCTTGACAAATTTTCCCTCTGCGCTATCGATCACGATGTCGTTGCGTTGGAAAAAATTCGAGCAGTGCTCATCCGTGAACGAACTGTAATGGATCGTTGGTTTGATAAATTCCTTGACATGTTCGAACGCAAAATGTCAACAGAAGATGTTGATACCCCTGTGTGGAAACTTTTTAAAACTAAAACAAAAGAATACAATGAACTTAATGGAATTATCACAACCGCAAATGCTTACATCCGCAAACTCCAAAATGTTTGAAGACTCAATGTCGTTTTCTCTTTACATAGAACAATTGGCTCGAGAAAAGAAATGCAGTCATGTTGATGCTATTCTAGAGTATTGTAAAGAAAACTTCATTGACCCTCAAGATATAAAATCTCTCATTAACAAGTCCCTTAAGGAAAAAATGAAGTTAGATTTTCAAGACAGCGGACATTTACCTCGACAAGCGAAATTAGATGTTTAACAAAATCATTTATTATGGTTGTATGGTAGCGTTGGTTGTTGGTCTCTGGACTGTTGTTTTGATGTCTATTCCAAAACATGGGGTAATTAGATATGATTGTCGAATTGCAGAGATTTCTCCTGACTTCCCGATTGAAGTAAGAGAAGAATGTAGGAAACGAAATAGTGGACGGATTTAAAGTATGGAAATTATATATGGCTGTGAAGTTACATTTCACAACTAATACATATAATGTGTTCAACAATCGTGGTCATATCAAAGGTGCAAGAGACACATTCTATGCTCGTAACGATAGGTTTATATTTGAGAAGTTAGCGAGGAAGTTTCCATCCGAAAGAGATATCATACAATATTTTGTTGCAAATTTTGCTTATGATAATCCTGAGGTGGTATACGATCAAGTTGATGCTGAAGCAAATTTAAATACTTGGAACAAACGAAAGCAGAGTATCTCTCAGGTTTTTGAGAACGATCTTCATACAATATTATTGCATCTTGAAAAAGAAAGAATTACTGAGCAACAACTATATAATGGTAATCCTCCTGAGTTACTTAAATTGTATCTTGGTGGATATATTACGGTAGAAACTATGGTCATTCTAGACTCGTTTGCAAGTTATATTGCAAGATGGAAGCAAGAAATAAATTTGCTTTGGGATGTAGAATGTCGTAGAATAGAGAAGTGTAAGGGATTTATCAAATTTGACTCTGAAAGACTCTTACGCTTATATGAGAACTTTAAACAGGAAACAGTAGAGTTGTAAGATGACTCAGGATCGAAAATATAATCTTCGTTTTGAAGATGAAGTAGAAATTACAGGTAAGTTTAAGAAAACTAAACATGCTCGTAATGAAAAGGGTAAAGGTATGAAAGTACTAAATAGTTATGTTGAAGAATATTATGATGAAGAAGATCTTGATTATGATTTTGACATAGATGAAGACGACCATACTAATACAAAGTAATATTAATACATTTTTATACAAAAGGAAATACGATGGACATTCAAGCACTACGCAAAATGCGCAACACAGATTTCGGTAAAATCACTTCCGAATTCGAAAAGATCGCCAACCCTGAATCTGCAGGCGGTCAAAAATCCTACAAAGACGAACGCATCTGGAAATTGGAAGCTGATAAAGCTGGCAATGGTACAGCCACACTTCGTTTCTTACCTCGTGTAGAAGGTGATGAACTCCCATGGGTTCGCATCTTTAACCACTCTTTCCAAGGTCCAACTGGTAAATGGTATATCGAAAACTCTCTTACTACTCTTGGTGAGAAAGATCCTGTTGGTGAATTGAATTCTAAATTGTGGAATTCTGGTTCTGATGCCAACAAAGAAATTGCTCGTAAACAAAAGCGTAAGTTATCTTACATCGCCAATGTTTTGGTTGTTTCTGATCCTAAGCATCCAGAGAATGAAGGCAAGATTATGCTCTTCAAATTTGGTAAGAAAATCTTTGATAAAATTATGGACAAGGCTCGTCCGACTTTCGAAGATGAAGCACCAGTCAATGTATTTGACTTGTGGGAAGGTGCGGACTTTAAACTCCGTATGCGTAAGGTAGATGGTTATGCTAACTATGACCAATCTGCATTCTTAGATCCATCTCCAATTGCTGGTGGTGATGAAGAAAGATTGGTTGAGGTTGTTAACAAACAATACAAACTTTCTGAATTCTTAGATCGTAAGAACTTCAAATCCTTTGAGGAATTGAGCAAGAAGTTGTCTGATGTTTTAGATGGAGAGGGAGCAACTATCAAGTCTGCTGCTTCATTGTCTGAAGATGATAACTATGTTCCACCAACTCGTTCTACTGCAACTACTGTAGTATCTAAACCAGTTAGTGTTTCAAAACCAGTTTCTTCTGGAGACGACGAAGATGTAATGGCGTACTTCCAAAAGATCGCTGACGAAGCGTAAGAAGTAGAGAGAAAAGAAAAGGGATCTTCGGATCCCTTTTTTAATATGCAGCGTATCTACTGCCGATGTATCTGCTAACCGATGAATCTTGATTTCTTGGTGGTACTCTTGGAGTACTAGAAGAAGAATAATTATTAGTTACATTAGATGGAGCATTTACAATATTGTTTGAGGATGTAGTACCAGAAGTTTGTGCTGCTGCATCTGCATTTGATTTAGATTCTCCATAAATCGCACTACCATTAGTAACAGTAGGACTAGATCCACTCGGAGCAACATCAACCCTTCTTGGATCTTGTGCTGCAAACTCTGAACTACCTGCACCAGAACCAGTACCAATTGCAGCTTTTTGTTTATTGTATTGCGCCATAATTTCTGGAGAATATGAATTTCCAGATTGTATAGCCATACCCATAACAGCCATTTGTTTAGGTGACAAATCTTGACCAGGAACTGCCTTCTCACCAGCAATTTCAGTCCACTTTTCAGTGGCTTTTGTAACAGTTGGTTCACCTGTAGTAACACCATTCTTTTTGTTTAGGTATTCTGTTTCGTTTTTAACACGATCGGCTTGTGCTTGTCTCGACAAATTATCTAAGAAAAAGAAACTACCAACTTTTTCAATACCTCTTGCCACACCTGATTGAGCTTTCTCACCCAAAGACATTTTGTTCCAATTTGCATCATCTTGTTTTTCGTCAACTTGCAAATCGTTGCCTTTTTCATCTTTTCCAATTCCAAGAGCACCTGCGCCAGCATCAATCGTATATGCGCCAGCTGCAGCAATTGCTGCTGGGATAGCTGCAGCTTTGCCGAATTGTAATAATTTAGCACCACCACTCTTGAGCATACCACCTGCTCTTCCGAGAAGTTTACCACCCTTACCCATAACATTGCCAGCCAAATCTGCAGCAGTGTCGAGCAAGCCACCTCCGCCACTATCACTACCACCGCCACCAAATTCTTTTTCAGATATTTTTGTTAACATCTGAAGAGATTGTTTTTGTATTTCAAGAGATTGAATCAGAGTAGACCCAAGACCTTTTTCAGTCTGGATATCTTCATCATGCATCTTTGTTGAGAGTGCTTGAGTTTCTTCTTTCGCTTCATCATGTATTTCTGGTTTAACAGTTACATTTGCACCATCAGCAAGTGACATTTCTTGTTTGACAGCTTGTTTTTTATCACCGACTGATTTAACTTCTGGTTTAACAGCTTGTTTTTTATCACCGACTGATTTAACTTCTGGTTTAACAGCTTGTTTTTTATCACCGACTGATTTAACTGTTTGGTCAACAGGTTTACCATTTGGTGTTACGAACTCTTTCTTTCTTCTTGGATCTAGTTCAGTCAATTCACCTGCAAGCGTGTCTCTTGTTTTAGTATCTTTTACGAGAGGATTGTATCCAGCTTCTTTAGCTGAATCCATTTTTGTTTGGATTGTTTTTAATTCAGCTTCTTTTGCTTTGATCGCTTCAAATTGTTTTTCAGCATCTTCTTTAGCAATCGCCCTGCCCTCTTCAGTTTTCATACCACCAGCAAAGTTTGCTCTGCCAGCATAAATCCTAGGATCGTGCTGCATTGCATTTTTTACATACTCTTGTTTTTCTTTTGCTGTGTTTTGTTTTTCTTCACGCTTTGTCAGCCATTTATCAATAGCACCTGATGGGCTATATTTGGCAACTTTTAATCCTGTTAAATGCTCAGCTTTTTCAAACCAGCTACCTTTTTTGATTTCATCTTTTGTTTGACCACCAAGAAGAAATGATCTTAATCCACCAGTTTGTTTTGCCTTTTCTGCGTCAGATTTAATAACACTTTTAGCAGTGGCTTCACCACCACCTTGTTTCATCGCTACAGCTATATTCTTTTTAATGACTTCTGCTAAAGACTTTAACCCTTCGGTTAGTTCTTTTGTTCTTTTTTCTTCCTGCTTGATTCTGTCGTCATTAGCTGCATGCTCGACAGCAATTGACAATCTACCAACATCAGCTACCATTTGATCGTTTGAAGCTGTGTTGACTTCCAGTGAAGATGTATTTTTCTTCAGCTGTTCAGATTGCAATTTAAGCAGTTCTTGCATTGTCATTTTATTTGTTTCTCTCTAATCGTTCTTTTTCTTCTCTTAAGTACTGAACCAGCATGGCAACATATATGTCCCTTTCAAATGGAATCATATTCTCAATCTCAGTCAGAGAGTATTTGTGATACTGCATCAGAGCGAAGTTGGTCTTATATAAGTTAGCCAACGACTCATGACTGAGATTAATCAAAAAAAACTGGCTGGTCCCTCCAAGGTCGTTTCATTATGAGCATTACAGGCAGGACAATCAAATTCTACATGTTGTTGATATTTGGGTACACTAACAAAAAAGTCTTCTAATTTATCAAACTGTTGTTTTGTTAAATTCATAACAAAGTCTGTTAATTCTTCTTTTGTTTGTTCTTTTGCATAAAACACTTCATCTTGAGTGTATATTGAATCAATACATTCAATAACAATATCCATTATTGCATTGATATCTTCAGTTTGCCCTTCTGCTTTTCCAAATGTTTCTAAATTTGGATAACGCATAATTACACCGCAGTCTTCAAACAAATGTATTTTATTTGAATGCTCTGGATTTCTAATGATTGGAATTTTAGTCAAATCTATTTGATATTTGACTTTATTCTTTTCTTCATCACAGTGACCGCATGTAAAAATTAACTCTACCATCTCACCAACTGACTTAGCTCTGATTTGAGTAAAAATATATTCAACATCAAACACAGCTAATCTGTTTATATCAATTGGCTCTTGAATACAATCTGTAAGGATTTGTTTCAATGTTGGGATTAAAACATTTAGATCATCACTTTGCTGCGCCAGCAACAGAGACTTTTCTTCTTTAACTAAAAATGGTCTAAATGTAATCTTTTCCCCACTTGAAGGAACTTCCAATGTATATAATGCTGTACTCATTTTTGGCAATGCCATAATTCACTCTCCTTTATTCATCTTGTCGATCAATTTATTCAACTCACTGGTGCTACCTACAAAGATAGCATTGTTTGTTACACTTTTGGCTCCACCTTTTGGTTCGTCCAATTTTTGTTTCTGTTGATGTATGTCCATCAACTGAGTATTAATATCTGCAACCTGTTTCATCAGATTACCAACAACTTCAAATGCTCTTGGATGTTCACTAGATTTAGCTACAGCCAATGCATGATTAAGAGCATCTTGCCCCTTTTGTAATAAGTCAAGAAGGTTAGATCTGGTTTTATCATAATCAGATTCAACTTTTCCCTCTTGTGTTTGTAATATCTCACCAGTTTCAGCAACAACAATTTCACCTGTTATTTTTTCAATTGGGTTCATATTAAAAACTTCACTCAAATTATTATCAATTTTCATAATTATCCGTCGTTGC